CAGGAATTTCTAGTTGTCCATATAGAACAGGCACAGGATCTCCCTCTATAATATTTTGCTCAGACCCACTAAATAAGTATGCTTGCGGAGCAGAGGCATCGACAGAAGGATCTGGAGCTAAAATCTCTGCTATACCAGTTAAAGCAAGATTAACAGCAACACCCACTAAAATTGAGCCAAGTGTGGTGCCTAAAATAGCAATACCCCCTATGGGAGTAAATGCGAGTGCTACAAGCAATATGGCAGTAAATATTTTACCAACACCACCACTAGAGCCCGAAACTACGGGGATTAAATATAAATCTGTAGAGCTAAGATCAACCACTAAATCACTTTCTTCTTCTAAAACTTTTGATCCATCTATTATCTCGAATCCTATTCCTTTTTCATGGCAATCTAAGAAATACCTTCTAATGCTAGGAAAATTTGCTTCTAGTAGTTTAATGGCTTCGTGTACCGAACTAACATCGGCGAGTATACTATCTACATATAAATGCTTAAGCTCGCCTTGTAGATGTATTTTACGTTTCATATCTATATACTCCTGTTAGAAATTTAGCCCAGTATGGGTATAAATTTTCTTTTGTTGATAATCTGTTCTCAGCATGGTGAAAAATAATATCATTACCTAGATATACTGCGCAGTGGTTGGCAACGTCAGAATATACTGAGAATATAAAAACATCATTTTCCTGAGCTTCATTAAGAGGAACTTCTATTCCTCCCCAGTTTTTTATTACTTCAGGGCTAAAGTAGTCTATTTTTTCATCTTTTTCCCACCAGTTAGCCTCAAATAGAATTCTTGGCTTTAACTCTATATTAACAGATCTTAGATAATCTCTCATTGCTTCAAAACAATCTGTAACTCCAAACTCATAACTTCTACCATATAACTCAGTATTATCGTGTTCGGGTGTTAATACAGTTAGATCCATATCAGGATAGCCAAAAATATAATAAGGTATAGATACCGCATTGCAAACTTTTATATCTGTCTCCGATGGAGTTGAGTCTAAGTCTGGGTGGCTATGTACTATTCCTACTATAGTGTACTCCATACTGTATTTCAAATATTGAACAGAGTCCATTTGAAAATCTGTGTTTGTAGTGGCATGGTTTGTACACGGTAACCAATGTAATTGTCCCGTTTTTATACCTAAAAGTCCACAACCCTCTTTAGGGTACTCTTCTCTAAAGTGGGTTTCTATATCTATTAAATGGTTAGCTAAATTTTGCACTGCCTGGGAACGCTCCAAAAGGTAATTTTACAGTAGTATTTCTGCGAGCAGATACTACTCCGTTTGCTGTTGCAGAAGCCTGAAATCTGGCTTTGCAGGATTTTAAAGTTTTTCCACAATAATCTTCTCTAGACCACCACCTACTATTCGTAGTGGGTATCCTCCCCTCGGCAAGAGATGATTCGTGAGAGGTACTACACCGCCATATATTATTTCCGTATCTAACATAGTCACCAGCATTATATGATTGTTCATCCTCCCATAGGGTCCAGGTTCTTATAATCTGCCAAAAGCCTCTATTGTCGTCTGGAGTGCCTCCGACGGCCAAAGTCTCAGCCCTGTAGTAATCCCCATTGAACGTTACAATACTATCAATAGCATAGGTTGTGTTTGCCGAAAAGGCACTAACTGATGTAAGTGCAGCTAATTCTATTAAAGGCTCATCATAGACATTAAGAAAAATAGGAATGGAACCTGCAGCTCCTATCTTCTCGTTATTAGCAGGCCAGTAACAGCCTCCTACCCTATCTAGAGCGTGGCCTTGATAAATCCAAGGACAGAATTTTCCTATAATCACTCTTGCAGGTATTTGTATATTCTCTAAGTCATATGGTGCTGCTAGTTCAAATTGTATTTCTGTATTTGTTTCCTCTTTTACCCTATCTATATAGTAGCTTTGTATAGGAAATTCCACATTTGAAGTAGAGGGCTGCCCTATCAAATATTTTTCCAAAGTTTGTCTTTTAACTAGTTTTAAACCTACTAGGTCTCTAAACCTTAGATATTTGCCGGTAGCACTTTCTATTGTAGATGTAAATACCTGTTCTACATTTGCTATAGTTATAGTGGGTCTTGAAGAGGCACCATCACTTGCAATATTAAGTCCTTCCATTTTAACTGGTATAGGAGTATAAATATTTACTTTGTTAGGATTTCGTGCATTATAAAATTGTAATTCTCGTAACGAATAGTCAACTCCAGCATGAAAGCAGAAAGGATCGTCGTTATCACTATTAGAAAGGTAAAGCTCGTAAAGTTCAACAATACCTGTATTTACTTCAGTACCTTGTACATCTGTTGCTATGATGTTTGTCATTTTGTCTTATCCTAGTCCTGTGTTTGTCGGGGTTGATACTGTAAATCCGGCCGCCTGACTTGTGTCGGTGGTGGGAGTAGACGCTGGTGTACTTGAGTCGTCTACTGTACTTAATTCGTTTTGCCTAAAATTTACTACAAACTGTACCGTATTAGCAGCACCGTAAGAAGCACTATCTATTGTAAGCACGTCCGATACTTTGGCGCTTCTAGCCTCAGATATTGTTGGATTCATTGTAAATCTATAACTTAAGTGTGGAAGCTGAGAGGGGAAGGCAAGGTTCGAAGCAGGAGGAGTATATAGAGATTTAGTATTTGCACTAGCCTGCCTAGTAACTTCAGTATCACTAACATTAGCACTGGTAGATACTATTCTAAAGTCATTACCCTGAGAAAGAGTACTGTTGATCCCCGCGTCTGGATCGGAATCCCAAGGTACACCCAATTGGCGTGCTATTTCGCTAGTGGGTAATGTTAAGTAGTCATAGATTGCTTTTGCGACTAAGGTCCCGTTATTCAATAGCCATATATCTAGTTGTATATATCCTGCCTCTGATACATTAGTGCTAATATTAAAGGTTATGGGCGTGGATACAGTACGTCTTTCTACTTTGGCCTCTGCACTTAATATGTAGTTCCAATCAGTAGCGCCATCTTGACTAGTAGGTATATCTAAAGGAGTGTTAAGATCGCTTATATGATATAACTTTATTAAACCTCCGAAAGACTCTAGCCCGCCGGCTGTACTGCTTTCATAATTATATTTAATTTTAGGGTTTAAATTAAGAGCAACTTTTTTATTTATGCCTAATGAGCCGGCAACTTCAGTGAAATTATTAGGAACGCTATTTGAAGAAGTTCTTGATATAAACCAGTCAGTAGCTGTTCCGCTGACAGCTGTTGCAAGAAGATAGCTTTGACCATCGGCGATGGCTTGAGCAGTTATAATATTGCCAAATGTTGTTTCCGAAAATTTAAAAGTTAGTCCTACCGAACCCCCCACTCCTGGGGCGACTGTAGTAGTATCTGCGGCCAAATAAAAAGGGAACGGTGGAAATGTAATAGTTCCTGGCGATACAGTGGCAAGCTGTTTAAGATCAAAAGATTTCATTGCAAAAGTACCTGAAGCAAGAGTGTTAGGTGTGCTAATATATACTTTAATTGTTACATCTTCTGGTATAGGATTTTTTACAGTAACAGTCCCTGCAGTTACATTCCCGCCCGGAGCTAAAGTAATCGTTCCACGGTTTGTCGCAGTCGGAAATCCAGGTTCTAGAAAATCAGCTATATCAAGATCTCCCTCTCCGATATAGTAATAAATCTCAGTTTCATCAGTTACTGTCATCTCTCTAAAGCTAGTATAATTACCTATTCCTGCATCACTATAAACAGGGTACAATACATCACCAGCCTCTGGAGACTTATTTGGGTTGGAAGAGTTGTACATAGTAAAGTTTACATAAAACAGCTTAGGGGCTGGAGGCGCAACTATTCCACCTTCAAGTTCCCTAATAGTTACCTGCTGAGTTGCAAGAATAGTGTTTATATTGTAGTCTCTTAAATTTACAGTAAATGCTTCATCACTTGTATCAATATCATCAACTAATGAAGGCCCTTCTATGAGTGCATATCCGGCTCCGTCTGTTGTTATCTCTCCTGCTATAGTACCGGTATAGTCGGGGCTAGTTGCTGTGCCTGGCGTGATGTCCCACTTAAATAACGTATTATATTGGTTACTTGTTAAATCTATCTCTACCGTAGAACCTTCAAATAATGCATCAGTTGTGTTTTCTACTATGTTTCTCAACTCTAGAGTATACGTAGGAGTAACAAAATCAGAGCCCTTAAGTATTCTAGTTAATATTCCCGAATACTCGAGCTGGCTAGCTATATCTTTTATGGATACGTTATGGATTTCCGTATACTGTGTATTATTGGGAGCACTCGCTACTACACTTAATGTTACATCAGAAGATAGAGAGGTGTAAGACCCTATCGCACCTACCGGAGTAGAAGAAGAGGTAGCATCTGTACTTGAAGATACATCTTCATCAAATTTTATTTGGTAGTTGCTCGCATCAAAACTATCTGGATTATTTATCCAAAAAGACTGGAAGGCTCCGTCTAACAATACGCGTCCGTCACTTTTAAATGTAATATCAATTTGCTGCGGGGAATTGCCTTGTTTTGTTGTTTCAAAAGTAGGAACAACAGGTAATAATTCAAATATAGACACAGTTACACTGGCTGTAGGGTAGTCTGATAGTGAAAATACCAATTCAGTAGGAAGAGACCCTTGATAGTTTTGTTCAAGAGTTAATACTATGCTTGCAGTGCCATCAAAAACCTGAAAAGTTTCAAAATCAGTAGTAAAATCACTAACTGATACGCCCGCTACCTGGAAAGCCACTTCGGACCCGTTAGGTACATTAATAGTATTAATAGTAAATGTTATTTCTTGTCCAGGATACGCCTCAGAAGTCGAGGATAATACTGTATACTGGCCTTGTGTAAATTCTGTTAAATTCTGGTATATTATATCATCATTAAACTCTGTAGTAACTAC